CCGTACCGGTATGACACGTGTTACCACTAACTTAGGTAACGCTGTTACAGCACACAAGTACACAGCAACCTGATCTGCTAGTGTAATTGTTAACAAGACCCTTCGGGGTCTTGTTTTATAAAGGTATTCGGTGCCTTTATAAAACAAGCGAGGTATTTATGGCAACAAATTTAGTAACAAAATCAGAATACAAAGCTTACATGGGAATTACCAGTATAAACTCAGATGCAGAAATCGATTTATTAATACCCAAAGTTAGCGATTTAGTAAAAACATATTGCCGTCGTACTTTCATTGACTTTTACGACGAGGCCAAGATTGAAGTATTTGATGGTGGCTTTAAACAAATTATCTTAAAAGAAACCCCAGTAGTTACAGTTAATTCAGTAGCTTACAGTGCAGATTACGGTAAGACTTATACTAATCTTGTAAAGTTTACAGATTATGTAGTACGCGAAGACTATGTACTTAGCTTAAATCCTATGGGATTCTCAGAACAAATTAATGGTTACAGAGTAAATTATTTTGCAGGATACGAAGTAGTACCTGGCGATTTAAAATTAGCAGTCCTAGACTTAATAGAGTACTACTCACGAAACAACGGTGCTGTACATAGTACTCGCGATTTAAACCCTAATACAACCCAGATTAACTACGTAGCTTCTAATAATTTTCCTGCTTCGATCAAGCGTGTGCTAGATCAGTACATGGCGGACTTTACATGAGTGCAGAAGCTTTTAGACGTACTTTAAATAAAGTACCAGAGCTAAAAGAATGGGCTTCTGGTCAGCGAGACACTAGTTCAATATTACAGCAAACTAGAAAATCTAGTAGAGCTGAAATAGAAAGCTCAACTGTAGATTTAATAATTCCAATAGGGCAACTTAAAAGTATACTAGGAGATAGTACTGCTACTGCTATATTTAATGAGATAAAGTCTGAGAAATACTTACAAGTGCCTGACGCTGTAATTTATCATAATACTGCAGGCCAAGAAACAATAGTTTTTAAAGGTTTAAATTTCGGAAGTTTAAATAAAACAGTTGGAGCGTACTTACAACAAATAGCTAAAGATGCTGGTGCTCAAGATGCTGAAAATGTATCTCAAACAGTTTTAAACGAAATAAAAAATAGAAAGTATGATAGGGGTCACGTGTATGGGTGGGCAAATACTTTACTACAGCGAACAAAAGGTAGTATTGGCGAAGCACTAAAAGATCCTAGACGCAAAGTACCTGCAATACAAATTGATAAAGAACTAAATGCACTAAACGGCTTCATAGACACATTACTAGACATTGTAGAAGAGTATGATGAAGTTACTAGTGATATTAAAGGTTTAAAGGCAAAAACTTTTGCTAAGTATCGTAAAACTGATTCTAATTGGCTTATTGAGTGGCAAAGCAGTGCTGGACAACAACTAGCAGGCGCTCGTGTAGGTAGAGTAGCAGGTAAACAAGATACCGGTATTCGTGGGTTCTTGAAATCCGTAGGATACAGTAATCAAAGTTTAATTGAAAAAGCTCTTGACAGTATGGTTGAGGGTTTTGTCAAAGAAGGTTTAGTAGCAGAAGGCTCTCAAGGTTTAGCAGAATTAGAATCTTCTCCTGCCATTGTAAAACTAATAGAAGACAAACTAGTCGCTACTATTAGTGGTAAAAAACGAAAATTAAAAAGCCAATACACAGGAACAATAGGCGGATTGCCTGAGTTAACCGTTAGAAACGTTTTAGGTGCTGCTAAAGCTAAAGCAGATATTCGCAGAACCAAAACAGAGTTAAAAAGCTTAAAGCAAAAAGTTACTACGGCAAAACGTGAAGTAAAAAAGCAAGCACTGCCAAAAACAGTAAATTTAGTAAATCTACTTGCTATTTTAAACTCTCAGATACAAGACGTAGTTAGCGCAAATATGGGTGATGGAACTAGAAAAGACGTACTTAACTATAGAACTGGTAGATTTGCTAGTACAGTTAATATCGATCACTTAACCCAAAACCGAGACGGTTTAATAAGCGTATTCTATAGTTATATGAAAAATCCGTACGCAACCTTTAGTGCCGGTGGTAAACAAGAAAGACCAAAAACCCGAGATCCTAAACTTCTTATTGGTAAGTCTATACGAGATATTGCCTCACAGGTAGTTGTTAATCAATTAAGGGCTGTATCAATATGAGCAAACGAAATAGTATAGCAAAAGCACTTGCAGAAAAATTAAAAATAATTGATGGTACTGCTCCTTATACGTCAAACTTATACAACAACAGTTACGCAAAGCTAAAGTTCTGGGACGAGATTCAAGACTTCCCTGCTGTATACATAGTTCCAGGCACAGAGATTCGTGAATATCATCCAGCCGATTTTGCCTGGTGTTATTTAAACTTATCACTAAAAGTCTATGTAAAAAATCAGGAAGACCCTCAGTTTGAACTAGAAACCCTATTACATGACCTAGAAAAATGTATTCATGATAATCGTGTATTAGTATATGACCAGGCTAATAATCTGGAAACAACTGAAATCTTGATTCAGTCTATTATGACCGACGAAGGGCTATTAGTGCCTTATGGTGTCGGAGAAGTAAACCTACAGGTGCGATACGCACTACAATAACGTTACCGGCACCAAAACAGATAAATGTCTAGTGGGTGTGCTTTACGTTTTTAACCACAAGGAAATAAAATATGGCATTTAATCTAATTCGTAATAGTCGAGTATTCTGGACGCATAATGTTAACGCAACTACTGGTGCAGTTAACAGTTCAGGATTTACTTCTAGCAATACTCGCGAAATTCAAGTACTAGACGGATTTTCGTTTAGTCAAAACACCACAAGTGAAACAGTTACACTAAACGAAGCTGGTGCAACACCTGTTCGTGGTCAGCGTAGTTTTAATACTGCTCTTGATCCAGCTGATTTTACCTTTACAACTTACATGCGTCCACAAGATGCTGGTACTACAATTACCTGCGAAGAGTCTGTGTTATGGAACGCTATGTTCTCGGACAAAGCCATTGGTGACGCAGCAGCAGCTTGGACTGATGGTGCCACTTCTGCTACAGCAGTTTTAACAAACTCTAACAAGCATCAATTACACGCTTTCGGTTTAGTTATTATTGTTGATGATACAACTTTTATTATCGATAACTGCGTGTTAAACACAGCTACAATCGACTTTGGTTTGGATGCTATTGCTTCAGTGCAATGGGCTGGTCAAGGTGGTGTGTTGCGTCAAATTACTTCACCTACTATTGGTAGTGGTAGCTTATCAGGTACATTAACTGGTAACTTCTTGACAAAAGTAACGAATTGCCCTTATATTGCTAACAAACTAAGCGTTGTTACACTAGACGAAGGCATTGGATCTGGCGGTACTGCGTATAACGTTGCCTTAACTGGCGGTAGTTTGACAATTTCAAACAACGTTACTTACTTAACACCTGCTAACTTAGCAACTGTTAACAAGCCTGTTACCTACTTTACAAGTACACGTGCTATCTCTGGTAGCTTAAACGCTTACTTGCGTACTGGTAGCGGTAACACTTCTGAGTTAATGAGCTCTATGCTTGCTGGTTCTGCAACAGCTGTTAACCCAGCTTTCTACATGAAGATCTCTATTGGTGGTACTGGTACTACTAAAGTTGACTTTGAAATGCCTGCAGTTGTGTTAACAATTCCCACAGTTAACGCTGAACAAGTTGTTTCAACAACTATTAACTTTACTGCTCAAGGCTCTGCAAGTAGTGCTTTTGATATCGGTGCGGCCAATGAGCTGACTGTTACCTACACAACTCCACAAGTTTAATAAACTGATCAGGGCTAAGCATGGTGCTTAGCCCCTTGTATTCACAAACAATAAAAATATGTCTGAAATTTCTTTAAAATCCCTTTTAGTTCCTAGTAAATCTGTTGAAGTTGAATATCCTGGCATGCCCGGTTTCAAAGTTAACCTTGCGTTTTTAAGTCGTGAAACATTGCTTAACATTCGTAAGAAGTCAACAAAAACTTCCTTTAAAAACCGTCAAGCTTCTGAAGAGTTTAACGA